CGACCAACTTCGCGTGCAATTTGGCAACTTATTGCGGAGCGGATTTGTTCTCAGTGCAGATGTCCAAATCTGATCAGAGGAAGGACATCAAAGGATCTCGGCAGTGGTGGTGGGCCAAGGATGTCAATGCTGATAATCGCATTGCCAGTCCTGCGCCTGGAGACATTAGGTATTTGTGTGATGTCGATTATTATATTGACATGCCGAACCTTTTAGTCGCCGAAGCCAAACCGGTCGTAGTTTACACCGTTGTGCCTGAGTCTGCCGTCGCCAAGGCCACAGATGACACCAGTTTTCGGTTCGATGAAGATGGTGCTCTGTGTTCCATGGTCGCCGGATCTGGCATGTACCGACACCACTTGTGGAATTATGGGTCTGATAGCCTTTTAGCTGTCAAGACCGCGCTAGGCATCCCTACACGGGTTGTTGCCTATGCGTGTGAACGCAAGCAGGTCGGTAAACATCGCCAGATCGTGCTGCTTACACCTATCCGAATATTCCAGGGTGTCGGCGCGCTCTTAGCTTATTGGCTGTTGGAACCGAAGCCGTTGACTCGTTTTAAACCCATCGTAACACGTGGGGGAGAGACGTTTGTCCGATTCGATGTGCATACCAATAAGGATACGTATGTAACAACTGCGAGACCGAATACTTGGCTTTGTGCCACTGTCCCAGCGGACGCGGACGCTAGCATTGCCACTGTGGCGAGGTTAGGTACTACAAACCTGATGTTGCCCACCTCGGCAAGTTGGCTCGCCAATGATAGACCTGCAGCAGCAGTCTTGACTGAATACCATCGCTTGTGCGGTGCACCAGCGAAAGCTGTCGTGTTCCCTGTGGCACAAGCTGTACGTGGATATCAGTACAAGCCAGCTGAGTACGATCCAGAAGCGAGGCCCAAGCTAGAAGCCTTTATGAGCCCTTTTGTACACGAAGCTTTTGCACCAATTATGAATAAAGCAGGAGAAGAACAGAGTGTTGCAGGCCGAATTGATAATTTGAAGAAACCGGAACCCCGGCCTGTACGCTTCGTGGAACAATGCATGACAGAATTTGCGAATCTGGTCGTGCAGGGTGCAACCCTTGAACCCGTCTGTTATGAAATCGTCGCTGGCAAACAGACAAGCGCCTCACAACAGCTGTCATTGCGTAGAGCTGTGCTAACGGGCCAATATCGTGCAGCAATCCTAAAATGTTTTGGGAAAGCCGAAGCTTATCAGAATCCAAAAGACCCTAGAAATATATCCATGTATAATGATGCTGATAAACTAGATATGGCCATGTTCGCACTGTCGCTCTCTGAGCATTGTAAACAGTTCGCGTGGTATGGCCCTGGCAAGACTCCCGTTGAGATTGCCATGCGTGTTGCCGAAATATGTAGCGTTGCCTTAGACTTCGTGAATATTTCGGATTATCACCGCATGGATGGTACTATTACCTACTATCTCCGGAAGGTTGACAGGGCGGTTTGTATGAAGGCCTTTACAAACCATAGCGCTAAGTTGAACGAACTATTGAAGACCAACGTAGACAACGTTGGCGTGTTACCCCATGGAACAAAGTTCGAACAAGGACCCTCGCATGGATCAGGCTGTTCAGCGACAAGCCTCTTCCAAACTCTTCGAGCCGCATTCACTGCGTATCTCGGTTTCCGGCACCAGACAAAACCCGGCGGCAACCGCTTCACCCCCAATGAGGCGTTCGCCGCGCTCGGAATACATCTTGGTGACGATGGTCTCGATGCTGACCTACACGTCCACTGCCACAAATGGGCAGCAGACAGAGTCGGCCTCGTATTGGAGGCAGCGACTGTTGAAAGAGGGTTCAGAGGGGTCAATTTCTTGGCACGCTACTACTCACCCGAGGTCTGGACAGGATCTCTTAATAGTATGTGTGATGTCAAACGACAACTCTCTAAGCTCCATACAACGGTTCGCCTTCCAGCTAACGTCACGCCTGAACAGAAACTGGTCGAGAAATGCATGTCGTACGTGGCTACCGATGGAAACACTCCGGTTATCGGAGACTTTTGCAAACGGGTGTTATTGCTATCAACCTTTCGCCCCAGACTTCTTCTTGGAGTCGGTAGTTGGTGGTCAAAATTCGAACATTCCGTCCAGTACCCCAATGAAAATGTTGGAGGATGGATGGATGTGGAGTTTGCAGCACAATTTGAGGAGTTTGACAAAATGCTCTTCACGCGATGGTTGGCTACCACCACATCGCCAGCGGAGCTGCTTCGACCTCCACTATGTGCGGAACCCCGAGCAGCACAACAAGCAGACGTTGCTCTTGTGGTTGACGAGGATGTCCTCGAACCAAAGAGCTTACATGCGCCAGCGCTGCCAGCAAATGTCGTCGACCCCGTCGAGGATCCAAAGGGAAACCCCCGCCGTCGAAGAAATCGTAGAGGAACTGGAAAAGGTGCAACTAAATCCCCAGTTCCGAGAGGAGACGCCCAACAATTAAGTATGGGTTAAATTCTCGGGTGGTTACGACCCACTCTCGCAGGG